TGGATCAGGTTGTAGCGCTTGCCGGCATTGAACTTTGGCTTGAAACGCTCTCGCTTCATCCACTCGCGCAGCATCACGGCCGCCGTTTGACTGGCATCACTCGGCTTGCCAGAAACTCGATCCGACAACGAAACAGCGAACGTCGGACAGACGTAGCGATTGGTAGTGTCGATGATGGTCCGCGCAGCCGGGATGTAGATGGGCGCGTCATTGCTTCCCCGCAGCGCTACCTTGAAGACATCAGGGACGTTCCAGTAGATCTCCTGGTACAGCTGGTAGCTTTGGATTCGCTGAATGTCCAGCTCATCCGGAATCCAGCTTGGCTTCGTACCGAACAGACTACTTGCAGTACTGTACGGCGTGAATAGCCCGGCCATTCTTCACCTCATCCAAATTCTGCAGTGGAGACACCCGATCCGGTCTTCCGGTCCAGGTCTTTACCAAAGTAGCCCCGGAAGAAACGACCTAGCGCTTCTACTCCGTGGTTGTCTTTGTCGACCGGATTCTCTGAATCTGATCGTTGTACATCTGACTTTCGCTCAGGCCATTTGTAACCTTCACGCATTTCCCACGCTAACGTCTGACAATGTGTCCGGTCGATCATAAGAGTAGGAACTCTGTCAACGTGACCGAGCGGCAAGTGCTGGTTCTTTACCTTCAGCGCTCGCCGAATCAACGCAAGCCGCGTCTTGATCTCGCCACCCGTATTCTTTGCAGCTGGGACACGCAGCTTACGGGTCATCGTTCGGGTATCATCAGGCTCGGCGGGGTCAGGGTAGATCTTCTGTGCCACACGCACCAGGCCGGGGTACTCCGCCATCAGGTCGGCGCATACTTCCTCGGTGTCGAGGAGTTGTCTCCGGAATTCGCGCAGCACGCGAATGTCACCGAAGGGCCCTACCTGGATGAAGAGGATGACGAAGGGGTTAGTAAAACCGTAGTCTACCGCCATGAAAAGGGGCCAGTCCGGGCGGTAATCGAAGTCCCCCAGGTGAATGTCATCGTCATATTCCTTCATGACGAGGCCAGTCTTCTCGGTGAATTCCGCTCCATACTGACGGTCGAATTCGTCCTTGGTGAGGTCGGCCTCAGCCTCGAGGATTTCTGGATCCTGTCGGCCACCTGGGAAGATGATGTCGTTAGTCCACGAAGGCCGCTTCCACGAGTTCCACGACGAAAAGCGTGTGGACTGACCCCGCTCGTAGAGGTGATAGAGCAAGCTGTTCTCAGACTTGCCCTCCGGCACCCCGGAGAACACAGCGATTCCGCGCTTATCCGACAACGCAGGGCGGAGGTACTGACCCCAAGTCGGGCGCTTGTGTCGACCTGCCTCGACCATCAGCACCCAGTTCAGGCCCTCACCCACCAGTTTCTCGGGGTGAGCAGCCGATTTCCCCACCACCTCGGCACCCCAGGAGGTGATGATGTGCAACGAACCAGAGTCGGCGTTCTTGACGAACTTGATAGCGTCCTTGTCGACACCCATTCTACGCATGTCGTCGTAGATGATGCGGAATTCTTTCTCGGCATCAACGTAGTTAGGACCGACTATCCAACCATAGGAAGGACCACCGGTCATCGGACACGGCGTCAGAACCCGTGTAGCCATCTCGTGACCACCGAACATGGTCTTACCCCAACGCCGACCACAACGGACCACCTTGAACCGTGTACGGTCGTTATGGAGGTCTCGCTGACCCGCGTGCGGAGTGTACCCCCAGACATCCTCGAACAGCTTCGTCTTGCTCAGCGTTGGGGCAGCCATCAGCGATTACTCCGGTAGTTTTCCCAGCATCCCCGAGCCATCAGGATTTCGCGGGCGGGACGTGCCCAATCCTCCGACCGAGTAGCAGGCGGTTTGGGTGATAGGGGCAATTCTGGTACGTGGGGCATACAACCCACGCATTGCCTATCGATGCAGTAGGGCCAATGAATCCCCGGCTGGATGTCCATTGTTTCCTATCTAGGGTCGAAGTTGCCGTCAAGTTCCGGCATCGGTACGGACTCGGGGAAAGTCCCGTCGTCCTGCGGATCGATAGCGTAGATCATGTGCAGTCTTTCACTGGCGGTCGGGACATGCGGAGGCGGCTGGATCAGCCCGCCCACACCACCGAATTCTGATCCCGTGCGGTAGTCTTCAGTGGAGATCAGGTCACGAGATTGAACAGGGACACTCCGGAGCGTGTGGTCGATGAGCGGCTCGAGGCCGTACTCAGGTCCGATAGGCTCGGTCATTACTTCCTCTTCTTTCGGGTCCGGGCTGCTTTCTTCGCCATGCGAGACCTACCGATCCCGGTATGCCCCGCGTTAGCAATCATGGCAGCGATCTTCTTTGACTTACCCTGTCGGCGCAAAGCGTTGTAGGCCTTGTGTCGGTTAGGGTAGACGAAGCCCTTCCGGCCTCCCTTACTACTGACCATCCGCTTCTCCTTGGTGAAATGCGGCAGTGACCGCGCGGATCTTGTTCTCCGCTTCGCGGAGGTCTTCGGGGGTGAGGATTCCCTTATCGATCAGCGCTTGCCGGAGCACCGGGTCAAACGGCATGGGCGGAAAAGCCGGCGGCGGGTGCCCCTGAGAGGCCTGCTGGGTGTCTGGAACCGGTCCGCGCGACCCGTCCGACCGCCGTTTGCCGAACGTGGCTGAAAACGGCACTGATCCGTCGTTGAAGGGATGCATTGGCAACCACGTTCCATCGTGCGGTTTCCCACAAGTGATGCAGGTATTATTCGTCGTCATCCTCTTCATCTTCCTCGGTAAAGGTCCCATCCAGCACGATGGGGTTATCCTGCGGCAGGCCATCATCGAGGACGATCGCAGCAGCGATAGCCGACTTAGCTTCGTTGGTGTCATGCAGCTCCACGATGGCCTTGGGCTTGCCCATGAGGTGCTCGAGGATAAAGATACACGCCTGAAGCTTGGTCCGCGCGTCCACGATCGGCTTACCCTTGTCGTCCACTTCTTCGGACCTGATCAGGTTAGCGATCGTCTGGATGGCAAGGTCAGCGTGACCCGCCATCGTTCCGAAGGCGTGGTCAAGGAGGCGCCTGCGTGCCTCTTTCTGCACGGTCGGGGTGATCCACGTCGGAGTAACGCCACGGAACTGCCCGTTCTGGTCGCGGGGTCGTCCACGGGCTAGCTCCTCGAGATCCCATTCCTCGATTGGCTTCTGATACCTTACCTCAAGGTACAGGTCCACGTCTGCCTGGATCTTCCCCTGCGCTCGACGCACACGACGACGAATCTGCTTCGGGTCTTTGCTAAGCTTCGTGATGTCATTACTGCGGCCACGCACCGTTGCCTCCGCTGAAGGCTCTATACGAAAGGACCACCCCCGATTAGAGATGGTCCCTCGTACTATATCGCGCTACTTCGGTAGAGGTCCTAGAGTTCGGCGGGGTGCCCAGGGATCACGCTGTAGACCTTCGGGCGGTGTCCAGGTCGGATCATCTGCGCGCAGATCGTCCTCCGAGGGACCGAGACGATCGACCCGCAATTCCTCGACCCGCTCCCATGAGGGTTCTTCTACATACGTGCGCTTGGGCTTATCGCGGACCACACCGCCGAGGGCCCGGATAATCCGTTTCTTCCAAGGGTTCATGGCGTCACCGTATCCTTTCTAGCTGTTGAGAGCCATCAGATCGATGAACGCTTGTCGCTCCAGGTCTCGGGTAAACGTGGCTCCGTCCGACGCCCGGATAACGGTCCCGTGCAACATACACTCACCCCGGTAGAACCACGCTACGCCCGGGACATCGGGTTGCTGGCGCAGGTAGGTCATGTTGTCTACCATAGCCTGAGCAGCCGCTGATCCGGTGGCGTCAGAAGTCTTACGGGCAATCCCCCATTCAGCGATGTACAACGGCTTCTGGACATCCGACCGCCGCGCCAATCCCAGGCCGAACTCATTGCGCTCAACCGGGGTCCGGTAGGAAGAATAGCCGGTGTCGTAGTAGTCGATCCCGACCGCATCTACGCCTGCGTAAGTGCAAACGATCCCGAAGTCATTCCAGAACGTCGCGTTACGCTTCGCGTAGTACTCGGTGAACACCGGTAGGAGCTTCAGCTTGGACCGATTGGGCACCCCCGCCAAGGTTGAAACCGCCAGCTGGTAGTTACTGCGGAACAGAGCAGGTGTGGGATCGCCTCCATCCTGTTGCTCGGGCTCATGGTCGATCGTGAGCAGGTCCGTCATAGCCGACCGAGACGATGGACGGGAAGCCCACCAATCATCGAGGTTAGGGATTTCCGAATCGTCCTTGAAGGAGTACCAGATCTGGCAGTTGTCCGGAACTGCCGCCAGGATTCCCGAATCCCAGGGAGCCAGACCAGCGCCGCTCGCACTGTACAGGCGAATCAACTTCGGCCCCGGGTAGCGAGTCATCATGTCAGCCAGATCGGTCGTATTGCTGTTCGGCGGACACCACCCCAGAGTAGTGTTCAAGGCTGATGGCGGCGGATCGGGATCGGTGTAGACCTGGTCGAATGTCGCAGGAACAACCGTAGAACCGTTCCAGACGCCTTCCAGGGTCAGCGGCACCTCAGTCGTGCCGTTGTAGAGGTAGAACGGACCAGTGACCGAGACTACCTCTTCAAAGGCTACGACAGCCTGGCCAGATCCAGCGGAAACGGCGAGGGTCCACTGAGGCCCGACAGCTACATTTGCGGGAGGATCGTAGAGGTAAGCAATCCGGGGTCCCTCGTTGGCCGAATTGAGGTAAGCCCAACCCGAGCTAACAGTGATCTGAGAATTCGTGTTCGCGTTCGCCTGGATGCAGGCAATGACCATCGTCTTAG